TTTTATACACAAAGTTCAATGGGCTCTGACCTTTCCCAACCTACGTCGACATCGCTAACGCTACCTCCCGCTTCGTTCCTATTGCTAAGGAGTTTTTATGAACTGTGTTTGTGTTCTTCGACTGACAGCATTCAATCTACGTCAACCTGTGGTCCCAATTCTTTTGATGGATTCCTCACAATGGTGGTCGATCAACGTGTACGAGTGTCCTTACTACGGGACTTTTTGCTCGGCGGTATTGTAAACTGGCCCGCTAACCTTATGTGCTGTTTATAGCCTATAGTTTGTTAAGTGCTTCTTTGAGAATCTTTGAACCGCCAACTCTAACATTAATAATTCCGTTGTAATAATCGTCACTCTCTAACACACGGCGTTCAAATTGTTCTCTTGCCTCAAGGTAACTCATCAAGCCTCTACTGTTACAATAGTAAAGTATCTCTCTTGTGAATTTATCAGTGCCTAATGCTTGTACGTCTTCGTTGAGTTTGTCTGAACTTCCCCAGTAGTCACGCCAATCTGACTCTTTGTGTCCTCTGCGTTTGTTCTTTCTGCCTTTAAGTGGTGGTTTAGTGGTCTTAAATTTTGCTAACTTCTTGCCTATGTACTTTTTGTTGTTAGTAAGATTTGTGATTATGTACACAAACCCTTCTATATCGTCTGGGATTTCTTTTACTTCTTTACCTTTATAAGTCCACTGCATGAACTTACTTACGTTTAAGATTTTTTCCGAGCCTCTTTTTTGGCATCAAACTCGGATTTGATCTCATCCATACGTATTTTAGCCAGTGTGCGTATCTCTCTGAGCCATTTTCGGCTTGATTGCATGGTGCGTTCTCCGCCATGCTTCTCAAAAAGTGCAACTTCCTTAAAATACTCCAAATATGCTTTGGTTAGTTTATCGTGTGTATCGTCGTTTATGCTCATTGTACAATATCAATGTCGTTTGCGTAACTTGTAAATCCATTTTCTTTTACAACCTTAAGTACGTTCTGTACACGACCTTGCAATTCATCCTTGTGCGATATTAGATAGATATTCTTTTTACGCTCTCTACCCATTTTCTTAAGTATTGCAAGACTTTGTTCAACACCAGCAGTATCCATACCACTGTCAATCAATTCATCAATGAACATCAAGTTAATATTTTGATATAAACTTTCCCATACATCACGGAAAGCAAAACTCATACCAAGTATAAGTCTATTACGTTCACCTCTACTCAAGTTGTCAAAGTCTAAGTCCTGTCCAAGTTGTGTAATTAGTACACTTAGATCGTTTTGGAATACAACACTGTGCGGCAATCCAATCTTATCTAAGTAATTTGTTAGTCTGTTGTTTAGATATGCAAGATTCTGTTCAATAATTTTCTTACGAATAAAACTATCTTTGTTTGTTAATAGTTTGTACAAGAAGTCTTGATGTTCTTTCATAGAAGTTAAATCATTAACTGAATTCCAATCAACTTCTTGTATAGCACTGTTCTTTAATTCTTCAATTTGATCAATGTAAGGATCTGATTCTGTTTCTTTTGCCTTTAGTGCTTGTTTTAAGTTATCAACATTGCTTCTGTGTTCATATGCTTCTTTTGCAGTTTCATAAAACGTATTAGGTTTTACACTTTCTTCGCCTAACTCAGAAAGTTTAGTCTGTACCTTTTGAAACTTTGTATCAATCTCCATCAAGTAAGACATAGTGTCAGCATATTCTTCTTCTAATTTCTTTTGTATTTCATCAATTTTTTCATCAGGCAGATCTTGTCCACAAGCATGACACGTTGCTTCATCAAGATGCTCAAGTTCCTTGCTTGTTTTTGCAACCTGTCTATCTGTTTGCGATAATGCACTTTCAAGTGTTGCCTTTTCCTTAGTCAAGTTTCTTCTTGACGCATCAACTTCTTCCCACTTAGAAAGCAATTCATGATTAGAAAGTTCTTTTTCAATGTCTAAGTGTTCTAATTCATCAATACCTGTTTGTAAACGATCACAGTCTTTTGCATTTTGCGTTTTCCAAGCAGTACTTTTAATTTGCAAACTGTTAATAGTTTCGCCTATCTTATCATTACTTGTTTGTATAGCATTAATACGTGCAGTTTCTTCCGTGATTGCATCACGTACTTCTTTTTGTTTGACTTTTAGTTCTTCTGCTTTTTCAGAAAGTATAGTAATACCAAGTAACTGTTCAATGATAGCACGTTGATCGTTTGCTTTTAGACTTAAGAAAGGTTCTGTGTAAGTGTTTAACGCAACCAAGTGCTTAAACATCTCATGACTCATTTGTAGTAGTTCGCCAATGTCTGCTTGAGTCTTACGACTATCTCCTTGACTCATATCCTCAATGTCTTGTTCTTGCTCATCGATAAAGAACTTCAACAAGTTAGGACCACGTCCTCTTTCAATTCTATAATTTACTCCTGCCTTTTCAAAGTTAAGAGTAACTAACATACCTTTGCCGTTAGTTTTATTAATAAGGTTGTTGCGTTTAATATTTGTTAGTGCCACACCATATAACGCATAGCTCAATGCGTTAATGATTGTGGTCTTACCTGTACCGTTACGTGACCCACTGTCGTCACCACCTTGATCCAAGTTTTCTCCAAGGACTAAGGTTAATTGTTTATTATTAAAGTTAACTGCTTGAGTCTGGTTACCCACACTCATAAAGTTCTTAACTGTTAGGTCTTTAATTAGTATCATTCTATAACTCGTTGTAAATGTTCAATAACGTTTGCTTATTATAGTTGTCTGAATCAATAGCATTAATTTCTTCTGCAACAATTTGATCTACACTTTCAAACTTTGTAATATCAATATCACTGTTTATTTCGTCATCTTGTTGACTTGGAATTAATGTAAGTTCTCTACAACTGTAGTTTCTCATAAATTCTTCTTTAATAAAACTTGCTTCTTCATAACTAATTGGAATATCAAGTGTAACTCTAAGATACATTTTACTTTTTAATAGTGTATCTTTTTGATCAATTAGTTGACTCAGTTTTACTGTTCTATACTTAGGACAATCTTCCCAATCAAGATACTGTGGCTCTCCGCCATGTTCTAATATCATCATACCACGTTTATCGTCCCATGCATCTGCATAGTTGTGCGGAAACGCATTTCCGATATATGTTACATTACCTTGTGTTTGTCTTTTATGAAAGTGTCCACTAAACACATACTCTTGATGTACAAAATGTTTAGATTGTAATTCGCCTGTGTCAGGCATCTGTACCATTGCGTTCATGTAAAAGTTTGGAAGTTCAAAGTGTCCAAACATATATTTTGTTTCAATCTTAGGAATCTTTTTCCATTCTTCACCAACAAGCCACGGCACCATTGTGCTATCGCCTATTGTTGTAATTTCATCAATCACAGTTACACCGTCGATGTGTTTTGCAAATTCTACACTCTGGATATCTCTTTTGTCTTTGTAATATAAGTCGTGGTTACCAGGAAAGTAAAAGAACTGTTCAAATGCTTTACCGAGTTTTTCAAGACAACGGATTGAATAATCCATTGTAACAATGTTTAGACTATTTCTATTGTGATGCCAGTCACCCATAAAGATACCTGTTTCACAACCTTCTTCTTTTGCCTTGGCAATATACCAATCTACAAAATCTTCACAGTCTTGATTATGAGCCACTGAATTGGACTTTAGTCCAAAGTGGATATCCGTGAATACTGCACATTTTTTAAACAAAATATATCCTTCTAATTACTATACTCTTTATATTGTACTGCATTTGTTAAGCAAAGTCAACCTTAATTGGCTACCTTGGTGCTTTGGCTTTGACTGTTGGTGGAACAAAAGATTTCTTAGATGCTTTTTCGGCTTCTTGCTTTGCCATAAGTTTTCTTTGGTCTTCAACTTGTCTCTCCCATTCGCCCTGTTGCTGTCTTGTAAAGGACGGAGTCATATCATTCATTTCTAAAATATCATCTCTAATATTTTGATTGCGTTTTTCGATATTAATAACTCTAACAAATGAATTAGTTACTGCCGCAGTATAATATGCAAACGGATTTTGTGATTTACTTTCATCAAACTGCAATCCAATCTGTGTTAATTGTAAGATTGCTTGTCCACGCATTTCATCATTATAAGTGTAACCACGTACATTACCACGTGTTGCATATCTATCACATAACTTCATCCACATACGAGCAAGTTTTTCTGTAGTCTTGCCATGCTTCAAACTAAAGTTACCGTTAGACATACCGCCTTCCCAATGTGATTTACCTACAACTTGTAGTTCATCATTTTCATCAAACTTGTAATGTTGGAATGGTGGAAAGTTTAATTTAACTCTTGTGTCTGCTACTGTCTTTGGATTCTTTTTACGACCCTTTTCTTCTGGAATATGATCAAATGTCATAATACGGAAGATTAGTTCTTCTTTTGTAATTTTTCTGTAATCAATAGCACATTCGGCTTGTTTTACTTTTTCACCGTTTGCCTTACGTGCTTCATAGTCTGCTGTACCTAATTTTTTTGCTTTGTTCCTTTTTGCTTCTGCTATAGTTCTTACGTTAATTTTGTCAATACTTGGTAGAATAATATCAAAGTCAGCATACGTGTCGTCTGTATAACTACAATACGTGCTTTTTGACTTATGTATTTCCTTTAACAAGTCCTTATTGTTTAAATAATTTACTTTTTTCAATGAATTCTCCTATTTGAACTCTTATTATAAACTACTCTGATAAAAAAGTCAATAAATACTTTATAGTTAGGACACCAAAATAATATGAGCGTTGATAATAAGAAAGATGGAAATATAGTCAATACAGCCGTGAACTTGGCTCGTGACAGTGTACAAAGTTTTAAAGACTCTGCTGAAGGGTTTATGAAAGGTATACGTTCACGAACAATTCCAGTTGATGGGGAAGCCGATGACCAAATATCGGTTAGTAGTGCTAAATGGGCGACAGACCCAAATGGTAAAGATTGGCGTGTAAAATTAAGTATTCCTAACATTCCTTCTTTTCAAAAAAGTTCACTGCTTAAACCGTTAGTTGACACAGGCGGTCTTGCGTTTCCATATACACCAACAATTATTATGAGTCATGCCGCATCTTATAGTGCTATAACCCCTGTACATAGTAATTATCCGTTCTTTGCGTACCAGAACTCACAAGTGGACGCAATGACACTAACAGGTCAGTTTTATGCTCAAAACTCTACAGAAGGTATGTATTGGCTTGGTGCATTACATTATTTGAGATCAATTACAAAAATGTTTTACGGTGAAGGTTCTAATCAAGGTGCTCCACCTCCAGTAGTAAAATTAAATGGTTATGGAGATTATGTATTCAAAGATGTTCCTGTGATCGTAACAAACTTTACACTTGATATGCCTACTGATGTTGACTACATTGCAGTTGATATGGCAGACCTTGGAGAAAAATATGAAGACGACGAAGCCGAAGAGCAGTATTCTACAACAGACGGTGAAAAATCATATGTTCCAACAGAGAGTCAGATGACGGTAACCATACAACCAATCTACTCAAGAGCACTTGTTGAGAAATTTAGTTTAGACAAATTTGCTAAAGGCGGATACCTTGGCTCAAACAATAAAGGATTTATCTAATGGCAGTTACAAGTTCACCTTGGGGTAAAACAGGAATTAATAGAAGTGGAAAATATTTAAACATTCTAAATATTAGACCAGTGCCAGCAGATCCAGATGATGTGGTGTATGAAATACAATCACAGTATCATCAACGTCCGGACTTACTTGCATATGACATGTATGGTAATCCAAAGTTGTGGTGGGTTTATGCACAACGTAACATGGACATTCTAAAAGATCCAGTATTTGATTTTAGAGTTGGTACTGAGATACGTGTTCCAAAGGGTAGTAGATTACGAACGTTGTTAGGGATTTAATCCATGGCTAAACCAACAGCACCTCCAGGTAAAGACGCAACCGCGTTAATGAAGGAATACACAGCAGAGAACAAAGACGAACTCAATGCCAATGCGGCAGGTTCATCTGAGAATGAAGGCACGGAAGTAATTCAAGATACAAATGTTGATACCAATGCTTCATCAACTGACACCACTAAAGATAAAGAAAAAGAAAATACTGCAACATCTAATCCCGACAATGATGCAATGAATAACAGGGCGAAGTATGCCACAGCAGACAAATACACTGCAAGAACAGCGGATGGTAGAACTTTACAATTACCATTGCACAATTCATTAAGAAACTATTCAAGTTTTAATTACAAGATTGGTTTGTATGCATTAACCAATGACGAACTTAATAATCCTGATGAATCATACAAAATTAAAAAACCTCAATTTGCTATTTTACAAAGTGGCGGTGGATTAGGCGCCAAAAAAGTTTTAACAGCATATGAAACTGCAAACAAAAAAGCAGAATACTTTATTAATGCATTAGAGATCGAAACAGTTATTGCACCTACACGTAAAAAAGGTTCAACTAATGCTGTAGGTTTTAGACTTGAAATTACAGAACCTTACAGCATGGGATTGTTTTTACAAACATTGCAAATGGCGTCATACCAAGCAGGACATGAAAACTATTTAGAATCTCCGTTCTTGCTTACTATTGATTTTATAGGATACGACGATAACGGAAAAGTTTATGTGGTTCCTGAAGCATCTAAAAATATGCCATTTAAACTTGTTGGTAGTGATTTAAGTGTAACAGCAGGAGGAAGTTCTTATGTTGTTGAAGGTGTTGCATATAACGAAGGTGCATTAATGGATGAAACACAGCGTATTCCAGTTGATGTTACACTAATGGGTAGAACGTTAGAAGAAATGTTACAAAGTAACATAAAAAGTTTATCCAATGAACTTAACAAACACGAAGGTAAAAAAGCACAAGACAAACAAGTTTATACAGCAGATCAATATTTTGTAGTATTTCCAAAAGAACGTGCAAGTAAAGGAAAATTAAGCAGTAGCGGCGCCGCTGGCCAAAGTGCCACTGATGCAGGTAACGACTCAGAATCAATAGGTGTAACAACAACTTCAAAAGGAAAAACTGCGGCACAAGAAGCAAGTCTTGACGAACTATATGCACAGGTTGCCGCGATGGGTGATGTCAACGTAGATGAAGCGGTATTTGAAGCATGGGTTGAGCAAGTTAAAAGTTTAATTACACAAACAGCACTTGGCGAAGAAATCAAAGCAAAGCAAACAGGCGAAAGTAATAGTAATGTAATAGGACTTTCGAAAATGTTTGCTCTTGAAAAACTTGGTACAAACAATCAACCGTTTGGTGATGCGTCATTTACATATGACAAGGATAAAAAAGTTTGGCACAGAGCAAACGGACAATTACAAATTGATCCAGGACTTGGTGCAATTAAATTTATTCAAGGAACAAGGATACAGGATATTATTGAAGAACTTGTAATCCTAAGCGAATACGGTAGAAACATTATTAGTGCACCAGCAGAAAAAGGTATGCGTCCTTGGTTTAAAATTGATACACAAGTTTTTAATATCACAGATAGAAAAACAGAAAAGAAATTAGGTAGACCTCCAAGAATTTATGTGTTTAGAATTTTACCATACATGGTACACGAAAGTAAATTTATTGCACCAGACGAAACACCATACGGTCTAAGAGAACTTAAAAAACAATGTGTAAAACGTTACAATTACATTTACAGTGGCGCAAACGAAGATATATTAGATCTTGAAATTAATCTTGATAACACATTCTTTAAAAGCATGAGTCCAGGTACACTGCCAAAGAATAACTTGGCAGACGGTTCTAAAGAAGGAGAAGATCCAAAACAAAAAATTAAAGCAACAGCAGTAAACAATGATTCGCAGGTTAGCAACAAAGCAGGAATAGTACAAAAGAACAATGCCAAAGCCGCAGGTGCGGTTAGTCTTGATGACATGCAGGTTGAAATTGCACGTAGATTTAATGAAGCAATCGTAAACAGTGATGCTGACTTGCTAACACTTGACATGACAATCATGGGCGATCCTTATTATATTGCTGACAGTGGTGTAGGTAACTATAACTCAGAGAACACACAATATATTAACATTGATGCAGACGGCACGATAGATTACCAATACGGTGAAGTGGATGTTGAAGTATTATTTAGAACACCAATAGATTATAGAGAAAACGGTATCATGGGATTCCCTAATGATACTGTGCCAGTTGATTTCTTTAGCGGATTATATATGGTAATTACTGTTAAGAACGAGTTTGCTTCAGGGGAATTTAAACAAACACTTGAACTTGTAAGACGTCCGCAACAGTCACCTAAGCCAACAGCACAGGCAGGTGAAAAAGGCAACCAAGAAATTGTTGATGAGAAAGCAGACGTAAACAAACAGGATGATGTAAAAAATTCTGGTATAGGCGGCGAGGACGACGCGGCGGCGAACCAGGCGGCATTTGAAAAGAATATTGCAGATGCAGAAGCCGCAGACGCCGCAGAAGCAAAAGCAAAAAATCAAAAAGACGTTAATAACAGATTAGCGGCTCGTAACCAAGGTGCAAACATAGGATTTTAAATGGCTAACGAAAAAAGAACGGTAGGACAAGAAGCATTAATGGACGCAGGTCCATACGTTGGACGTGTGGTTGGCCATCTTGATCCAAACTATATGGGTGCATTGGAAGTACAACTGCTCAAAGGCACAACAGGTAACAATGACGACAGTGAAGGTCAAACGTTCAAGGTAAGTTATGCAAGTCCATTCTGGGGACAAACACCAGTTAATGGTATCAGTGCAAACACAGACTTTGCATACACACAATCCGCTTATGGTATGTGGATGACACCGCCGGACGTTGGCAGTAGAGTAATTGTTGTGTTTGCGGAAGGCGCGGCCAACATGGGTTTCTGGATTGGTTGTATACCTGACAACTATGTTAACCTAAACGTACCAGACAAGGTTGCATCAACTTTCTTTACAGGTAGTCCCAAAGGCGAAGGTGCCAAGGAAGCCAAGAAGCGTACTGGTAAGGTTGTTGTTGGAGAAATTAACAAAAAGAATCTCGCAGACAACAAAGGTAACGACCCTACAAAATTTAAAAAGCCTATCAATGAAGAATGGATGGACTTACTGCACAAAGCAGGACTTGCCTCAGATGGCACAAGAGCATTAACAACAAGCAGTGCAAGGCGTGAACTGCCAAGCATGGTGTTTGGTATAAACACACCTGGACCTTATGACAAGCGTCCTGGTAGTCCTAAAGCAGGATACGGACCGGGCGGTACAGCGGCACAGGTTCCTTTCAATAGACTTGGCGGCACTGTGTTTGTAATGGACGACGGAGATGACAAGATTTTACGTAAAGGTCCGGCGTCAACTACAAAGAAAGAATATGTCAATGTTGAAAAGGGTGAAAAGGGTGGAGATGTAACGCTACCACACAACGAACTTATGCGTATTAGAACACGCACAGGACATCAAATATTATTCCATAACACGGAAGACTTGGTACGTATAGATCATGGCAGTGGTAACAGTTGGATAGAAATGACTGCTAATGGTAAAATTGATGTGTATTCAAAAGACAGTATTAGTATGCACACTGAAAACGATTTCAATCTGACAGCGGATAGAGACATTAACCTAAACGCAGGACGCAACTTTAACGTGTTATCAAAAGAAGACATACAAGTTGAAACTAATGCAAACATGACAACATACGTTGCAATGAACAATCAAGTTACAACACTGTTAGATTATGATGTAAACACAACTGGAGCAAACAAGTTTACAGCAGGAGGCACAACGGACATCAACTCAGGAGGCAACCATACAGAAACTGCTCCACAGATCCATATGAATGGACCGCAGGCGGCCACCGCTACCGCAGTAACTCCGTTATACACACACGTCTTGCCCGGCGCTACCGCTACCGCTACAACTTCGTTGCATCGACGCTTGCCACAGCATGAGCCGTGGTCACATCACGAAAACGTTGACCCTGAAGTGTATACACCAATTAAAACTGATAGGAACCTTGAATTAATAATGACGTCAGCATTTGATTATGATAATGCTCCAGATACGTTCAAGAAAGGTGTATAAATATTGATATGAGCAGTTTAGAAAAAAATACAGTAAGAAATGTTAAAGTATCATCAAACGTCAAAGAAAGACCTCCTGTAAAAAGCAGAGCATACAAAGGTCTTAGCACAGTCAATTCTGACAATACTTCTTATGCATTGTATGACATTGGCTTGATTAAACAAGATTTACTGAATCACTTTCATATTAGACAAGGCGAAAAACTTGAAAATCCTGAGTTTGGGACTATCATTTGGGACGTTTTGTTTGAGCCTATGACTGATTCATTAAAAGAAGCAATTATAAACAATGTAACAGAGATTGTAAACGGTGATCCAAGAGTAACTGCATCCGCAATAGTTGTTGACCAGTATGAAAGTGGTATTCAAATTGAGTGCGAACTTACGTACTTGCCATACAACATATCTGAGAAACTGAAGTTTGAATTCGATCAGAACTCAGGCTTTGGCGTGTAACAGAATTAAGTACTCAGATATCTCGTTTAAATAAATACATTGTAAGAGGAAAATAGATGTCAACAACGGATAGACAAAATAGATTATTACTTGCTGAAGATTGGAAGCGAGTATATCAAACATTTAAAACTGCGGACTTCAAATCGTATGATTTTGATAGTTTACGTAGAACTATGATCTCATATTTGCGTGAGAACTATCCTGAAGACTTTAACGATTACATTGAAAGTTCAGAGTATCTTGCACTAATTGATCTTATTGCATATCTTGGACAAAACATGGCATTCCGTGTTGACCTAAATGCACGTGAAAACTTCCTTGAATTAGCAGAACGTAGAGAAAGCGTATTACGTTTAGCACGTTTACTTTCTTATAATCCAAAGCGTAATCAAGCGGCAAACGGATTATTAAAATTTGAAAGTGTGCAAACTACAGAACAAATTAATGACACTAACGGTGTTAACTTATCAGGACAAACTATTTTATGGAATGATCCTTCAAATCCTGATTGGGCAGAACAGTTTAGAAAAATTTTAAATGCGGCTTTACCAGAAGCCAGTATTGTAGGTAAGCCGGTAAAGAAAGAAACTATTGCAGGTATTACAACTGAGCAATATCGTTTCAATGCATCAAACTCAAACTTACCTATCTACAGTTTTAATAAAAACGTAGGAGAAAAAAATATTGTATTTGAAATAACAAGTGCAACTATTGATGCTGACAAGATTTTTGAAGAAGATCCGTTACCAGGAAATAGTTTAGGATTTTTATACAGAGAAGATGGTAAAGGTGCAGGTAGTTCAAACTCAGGTTACTTTGTACACTTTAGACAAGGTGTAATGGACACAGGTAATTTTAGCATTGACAATCCTACAACTAATCAAGCAGTTGCTATTGACACAACAAATATTAACAACTCAGATGTTTGGCTTTACAGATTAGACAGCAACGGAAACGAACAACAGTTATGGACTAAGGTTGATGCAGTTGAAGGTAACAATGTTATCTACAATAGTGTTAGCAAATCAAACAGAAGTTTGTATGCTGTACAATCACGTATTGATGACAGAATTAGTTTATTATTTGCAGACGGAACATTTGGTGATTTACCTAAAGGAAACTTTAGATGTTACTTTAGAAAAGGACTTGGTACAAAGTTTACAATCAATCCTGAAGATTTAACAAACGTAACTATTAGTGTACCATATACAAGTAGAGCAGGAACAGCAGAAACATTTACATTTGTTGCTTCACTAAAATACACAGTTGATAATGCAAGTGGTCCTGAAACTAATAAGAGCATTAAAGAAAATGCTCCAAGTACATATTATACACAAAACAGAATGATTACTGGTGAGGACTATAATGTTGCACCAAGATCAGTTAGCCAAGAAGTAGTTAAAGTAAAAAGTATTAATAGAACAAGTTCAGGTATTTCAAGATACTTTGACTTGATTGATTCAACAGGAAAATATTCAAGCACAAACATCTTTGGTAACGATGGCGCTATCTATAAAGATGTATTTGATAAAAAAGTTAGTTTTAGTTTTACTACAAAAACAGATGTAGAAGGCAAGATTCAAAATATAGTTACACCGTTACTTTCAGACAGTGTAGTTAAAAACTTTTTCTTAAATCAGTTTCCTAAAATATCAACAGCAGATTTACAAGCAGACTGGACACAGGTTGCAAAACAAACTAATAACTCCAGCGGTTATATTGCGGACACATTAGATATTAAATTAACAGTAGGTGCATTTACTGGTAGCACACTAAAATATTTAGAACCAGGTGCTATTGTTAAATTTGTTGCACCTCCAGGCAAACATTTTATGAAAGATAACAGTCATGCGTTAATGGACGGTGATGCTGATCATCCATCAGCAACAAAATATCTTTGGACTAAAGTTATTAGAGTAAATGAAAAAGGCACTGAAAATTATGAGGACGGACAAGGTCCTATTATCTTTAATGATGTTGTTCCAACAGGTGCATTATTAGATGAAATTAAACCTAAGTTTGCAACAAACTTAACAACAGATGTTACAACGCAAATGATTGATCAAATTTTTGCTTATAAAACATTTGGTTTACGTTACAGTACTGTAGATAGAGAATGGCGTGTAATTCTTAATAACAATTTAAGTATTGGTAATCCATTTAATATGGGTAAGACAGGTGACGTATCAGGACAGAACTTAGATTCAAGTTGGTTAATGTTATTTGAAACAGACGGTGAAAAGTATACTATTACTTACAGAGGTGTTAGATACATTTTTGAAAGTAACCAAGAAGTTAAGTTTTACTTTGATGAAACAGATAAAATTTACGATAGTAGAACAGGACAAATTGTTAGAGATAAAATTAACATAATGTCAATCAATAAGAAACCAGATTCAAGTTTACCTGAAACTGTTGATTATCCTTGGCAAGTTACTAAAGAGTTTAGAGATGACGAAGGATATGTTAATAGTAAAAAAGTAGAAGTAGGTTTCTTTGACAGCGATGGCGATGGTGTTGTTGATAATCCAGACTTGTTTGATGCGTTTGTTGCACAGGATACAAATCCTTTAACAAAATATATTTTCTTAAAAGAAAGAATTTCAAACAACCAATCTACAAACTATGATTATGTAGATGCCGGCGTAGAAAATATTAGAACGTTTTTATCAGAAACATCAACAGGTGCATTATCACAATATGACGATGGTACATTATTTTACTTTACAGATGCAGATGTGTTTAAAGTATATAATAAAGCAAATGCAAACTTAACATTAAAAACAGGTTACAAAGCATATCAAGGTAGAGATAAACTTGTGTTCCAATATGTACACAGTGCAGATGAGAATAACAGATTAGATCCAAGTAGTTCAAACATTGTTGACACATACTTGTTAACTAAAACGTATGACAAATCATTTAGACAATACTTGGCAGATACAATACCTAATAAACCTTTACCACCAAGTTCAGACGAATTATTCCAGAACTTTGGTGCAGAAATTAATAAGATTAAATCAATTAGTGATGAAGTAATTTATCACCCAGTTAATTACAAAATTTTATTTGGTAATAAAGCAGACCCAGATCTACAAGCAACATTTAAAGTTGTTAAGAATCCAGAAGTAATTAGTAATGATAATGATATTAAGTTAAGAATTATCCAAGCAATTAATGAATTCTTTAGTTTAGAGTTTTGGGATTTTGGAGATAAGTTTAGTTTTACAGAACTGTCTACATATATTATTAATTCTTTGGCGCCGGATATTACAACACTTGTATTGGTTCCGAACCAAACAGAAAAAGCATTTGGAAGTTTATATGAAATTTCAACTGAGAATGATGAAATTTTTATTAGTGGTGCAACAGTAGATGATGTTGAAATTATTGACAGCATTACAGCATCAAGATTAAAAACATCAGGTACTGTAGTAACTACAGCATCAACAGAAAACGCAGGGATTACATCAAGTGCAAATACAGTTTCAACAACAACTACAACTTCAACATCAACAAGTTCGAGTTCATCGAGTTCAAGTTCTTCAGGTAACTCAGGTTCAGGCAATAGCGGAGGTTACTAATGGCGTATGATAACGACCAGAATGATCTTCCAATTGGACCAGGTGAAGACGAGAATAGAACAAGTCTAAGTCACTTACCTAAATATTTCAGAACACCTGCAAATAAAAAGTTTTTAACAAGTACTCTGGATCAGTTAACAAATCCAGGAGAAGTTGAAAAACTTAATTCATATTATGGTCGTAGAGATGCAAAGGCGTTAACAGCAGATGACAACTATGTTGCAGATGTTACAAAACAAAGAGAAGACTACCAAGTAGAACCAGCAGTTGTTTTAAAAGACGACGCAGACAATGTTGACTTCTACAAAGACTATAATGATTACATTAACCAACTAAGGGCGTTTGGTAATAAAACTCCTGATCATAGTAAAATAAACGCACAAGAATATTATGCGTGGCAACCACATATTGATTGGGACAAATTTGTAAACTTTAGAGAATACTATTGGCTACCAGCAGGACCACAAGTATTACCTATCTTTGGTCAAAACAAAGAAATAGTTTCTACATTTAAAGTATCCTTGGAGGAAAATGATGACAACGTAGCGTATAAATTTACCCCAACAGGTTTAACACAAAACCCTACATTAAAACTTTACAAAGGTCAAACTTACATATTCGAGATTGATACTCCTGGACACCCTATTGCTTTTGCAACCAATAGAGCATTTACTCCAGGACAGGCGATTATAACTGAGACAGTTGAAGGTGTGTTGGCATCTGGTAAGTTTGAAGCAGAATTATATGACACCGATGGCTATGACACAGGTGACTACATAGTAGAACCTGTTGAAGGCGGTATTACAGGATTCAAGGACGGAGATAATATCTCTACAATATATACCGACGGTGTTGAATCAGCAACAGTGTATGTAGAAAAAGGCACACTTAAATTTACAGTGCCACTTGATGCACCAGATACATTATTTTATATCAGTCAAAATGACGTAAACACATCAGGTTTAGTTACACTTTATAATATATTAGAAAATACAGAAATTGATGTAGAAAAAGAAATTCTACAAAAAGTAACTTACACAACAAGAACTGACACTGACTTATCCAATGGTATGTTAGTAGAATTCTTAGGTGATGTTACACCAGCAAAATATTCAGAAGGATATTGGTATGTTGAAGGTGTTGGCGAATCAATACAATTAATCAACAAATCCGATCTTGAGATCACAGGAGCATACAGTTCAAATATATTTGTACCATTTGATACAGAAAACTTTGATAAGTTACCATTTGGACAAGCACTAAATTATCCTAAAGAACAAGACTATATTACAATCAATAGAGCAAGTATTGACGGTAACCAATGGAGTAGACACAATCGTTGGTTCCACAAAGACACTATTGAAAGAACAGCGTTGGCAAATGGCACAGAGGTTGAAATAGATCAATTACAACGTGCTTCAAGACCTATTATTGAATTTAATCCAGGGTTACGTTTATATAACTTTGGTAGTGAGAAAAAAGCAAATGTTGATCTAATTGATGATTTTACTATTGATGTTTTTAGTACCATTGAAGGTAGCACAGGTTATAATGTTGATGGTGTTGAACTTACTGAAGGACTGCGTGTATTGTTTACAGCAGATCCAGACATAAGAGTCAATGGTAGAATTTACAAAGTAAAATTTATTACACACAACGGTGTAAGACAAGTTGCATTACAAGAAGAAACAGATACAGAGCCATTAACAGATCAAACAGTATTAGTTACAGGTGGTACAGTAAACTCGGGTAAGATTTACTGGTACAATGGATCCAAGTGGATCAAAGCACAAGATAAAACAAAAGCAAATCAAAAACCTAAATTTAATCTTTATGATATTACTGATGTAGGGTTTGACACTTATACATCAAATACATTTACGGGTACTGATTTGTTTAGTTACAAACAAGGTACTGGCGCTAATGATACAGTATTAGGTTTTCCTTTAAGTTATAGAAACATTGAAAACAGTGGAGACATTGTTTTTAACTTTGACTTGTTAACTGATTCATTTAATTACCAACTTAACCAAACAGACTACACAGTAAAAACTGATTCATCAACTTTAAGAAAGTATACAGGACTTAACACTTATACAAATGTAAGTGGTTGGGAGAAAGTAGATACTGACAGTAAACAAAAAGTTATTAGACAGTATATTGTATCTGGACAAAAGAACGACTTTGCAGTTGATGTGTATGACAGAAGCGGTGACTTAAATCAATTAGACGTAAAAGTTTTCGTAAACAACACAAGACAAACAGCATGGACATTGAATAGAATTAATGGTATTGCATACGTAAGATTTACAACAGATTTAAAAAATGACGACATTTTAATTTTACATTGTACAAGTGAAGCAGATAAAAATGCAAATGGAAAATACGAGTTTCCAATTAACTTACAAAACAATCCATTGAATGAAAACATTGCAGACTTTACATATGGTGAAGTAACAGATCATGTGCAATCAATTATTTCCAATGCTACAGGATTTACAGGAAGTTTTCCAAGACCAAGTAATTTACGTAACTTAGGTGGACTTGCAAAACTTGGTACAAAGTTTGTACAACATTCTGGTGCAATACCTTTAGCATCATATCACATTACAAATAAAGAATACAACATTGTAAAAGCATTAAGATTTGCAAGAAAAGAATATGCAAAATTTAAAAGAGCAGTTGTTGACATTGCAGATAATTTAGGTGTTGACGGTACAGCACCATTCTTAGCAGATAAAGTAATTGAAAAATGGCAGTCTGAAAAATCAAAACAAACAGCATTTTACTGGACAGACATGATTGGTTCAGGTGCTAATAACAAGCGTGAATTTACTGTTACAGATGTTGGCAATAAGTTTTACAGTTTAACAACTCCGTTTTCATTATCAACTATTAGTGCTAATGCAGTTTATGTATATCACAACGGTATACAATTATTACACGGACAAGATTATACATTTACAAGCGAAGGCTTTGTACAGATTGCTAACGATTACGTTCTTGCTGTAGATGATACAGTTACAATTTACGAATACGAATCAACTGATGCTTCGTACATTCCACCTACTCCAACAAAGTTAGGTTTGTATCCTTTACACAAGCCAATAAAATTTACTGACAATACATATCAAGAACCACGTGTGCTTATCAAAGGACATGACGGCAGTGTTGTTAAAGCATACAATGATTATCGAGATGATATTATTTTAGAGATTGAAAAAAGAATCTACAATAATGTTAAAGTAAGTTACGATTCTACAATATTTGATATTGATGCTTTCCTTGGACACCCTTCAAGAGATACAGGATTTACAAGAGAAGATTCAGAGAACGTTACTATTACTGATTTTGTTGAATGGTTAAGCATTGCAGGTGATCCTGATTACACAGATATTTCATTCTATGACAGAGCAGATCCATTTACTTGGAACTATTCTAAACTTGCTGATCCAGATGGATTACCTTTACCAGGTTTCTGGAGAGGAATTTATAATAGATATTTAGGCACAGATACTCCGCATACAACGCCATGGAAAGTTTTAGGTTACATTGATCAACCAACTTG